TGTTCCAGATTCTCGTGCAGACGCCTTCCATGACCGCCACCGAGGTGCTTGAGCGGACGCGGGAGAAGGGGATGCTGCTGGCTCCGACCATGGGGCGGCAGCAGAGCGAGTACCTGGGGCCGCTGATCGAGCGTGAGCTTGATGTGCTGGCGCGGGATGGGTTGTTGCCGCCGATGCCGCAAGAGCTTGTCGAGGCGGCGGGCGATTACACGGTCCAGTATGATTCGCCGCTGTCTCGGACCATGCGGAGCGAGGAAGCCTCCGGGTTCATGCGGTGGCTGGAAACGTCGCTGAACGTGGCGGCTCAGACACAGGACCCGTCCGCGCTGGATTGGGTTGACTTCGACACGGCGCAACCGGAGTTGGCCGATATCCTGGCGGTTCCGAACCGTTGGGTGGCGACTCGCGAACAGGTTGACGAGAAGCGCCAAGGTCGCCAGCAGGGCGCACAGCAGCAGCAGCTTGTCCAGAGCCTGCCTGGGATTGCGGCCCTGGCGAAGGCCGGTGTTGGTGGAGCGCCCGCTTGAACCTGATTGATAAGCTGCGGATGGTGATCGGCCGCAAGGCTTCGTATTACCGCGCCGTGTTCAGCCCTGAGACGGTGGCTGGAAGCATTGTCCTGGCCGACCTGGCCGAGTTCTGCCGAGCCCATGAGCCGACGTTTCACCCTGATCCTCGTGTCGAGGGCGTGCTTCAAGGGCGGCGTGAGGTGTGGCTGCGGATTCAGAATTACGCTGGTTTGAAGACGGACGACCTTGTGGCGATCCGGCTTGCAACGCTGGAGGCAAAAAGAAACCCCGAATGAGTGGCGCATCCGGGGTTTCACGGGCGCTCTAGGCGCTCTGGCTCGGGAGGAGTGAGCGGGTTGATTCTGGTTCAACATGGAAGGGAAGTCAATGACTGAAGATATCGGGTCCGCTGGTGCAGCGGGCAACCCGGCAGGCGACAGCGCCACTGCCGGTAATGCGGGTGGTGCTTCGGCCCCGTTCTATGAGAGCTTCAAGAGCCCTGACCTGAAGGCATGGGCGGCGAACAAGGGGTTTGAAAACCCGGAAGTCGCCATGAGCAGCTACCTGAACCTTGAGAAGCTGATGGGCCATGACCGGGCGGGCCGGACGGTTGTTGTCCCTGGTGACGACGCCACACCCGAGGAACGCTCCGCGTTCATGGCGAAGTTGGGCCGCCCCGACAAGCCTGATGGCTATGAGATGCCCAAGGATGGAGACCCTGACTTTTCGGCCTGGGCGAAGAACGTGTTCCACGAGATTGGGTTGCCCGCCAAGCAGGCGAAGGCCCTGGTCGAGAAGTGGGGAGAGTACATGGGCCAGCGTGGCGACGCCATGAAGCAGGACGGCCAGACGCGGCTGGCGTCCGAAACTGACCGGCTGAAGAAGGAATGGGGCGCGGCCTTTGACGACAAGGTGAAGATTGTTGACCGGGCAGCATCTCAGTTCGGGCTGGACGCTGAATCCTTGACCGCGCTGCGTGATTCCTGGGGGCCGTACAAGGCGATGACCTTCTTTGAGAAGATTGGTTCGTCGCTTGGCAATAGCGAATACATCTCCGGGGACGGGGCGAAGTCGTTCAATGGCGCGATGACACCGGCTCAGGCCAATGGACGCATCAAGGAACTGCGCGGCGACCAGGGGTTTGTTGCAAAGTACGTTTCTGGCGACGCCAATGCTCGGGCGGAAATGGAACGGCTGCACAAATTCGCGTACCCAGAGGGTTAAGTATTGCCCTCAATCAATATAGGTGCTATCACATGAATGCCTTTGACTTGCGCCTTGAACTTCTGAAGGTGGCGTTTCGCAACGATTTGTCGGCTGAGGCCATCGTTGAACGCGCCAAGGTGTTTGAGGAATACGTCAATCCCAGCGAGGCCGAGGGGGGTGAACCCCTTCGGCGTAAGCGGGGAAGGCCCCCGATAACCAAGGGAAGCGAACCGCTTCTCTAGGCCGGTAGACGGCGGGAAAGACCGCGCAAGTATTCGGCCCCGGACATGGTCTGGATAAGCCTCGCAATCGTCGTTTCAACGGCCTTTGGAGGCTATCATCATGTCTGTCAATCTTCCGACTCATTACGTTCAGCAGTACAGCACCAACATTGAACTTCTGCTTCAGCAGAAGGGTTCCAAGCTTCGCAATGCCGTGACCACCGGCTCTCATGTCGGTAAGCAGGCTTCCCCGGTCGATCAGTTCGGCGCGGTGGAAATGCAGGCTGTTTCGTCCCGCTTTGCCCCCATGGGCCGCGTGGATGCTTCCGCTGATCGTCGGTGGGTCTACCCCTCGGATTTCGACCTGCCGCAGTTGATCGACAACTTCGACAAGCTGCGCCTGATCACCGACCCGTCGTCCTCGTATGTCCAGAACGCCGTGATGGCGGCTGGCCGTCAGTTCGATCGTCTGATTTGCTCGGCCTTCACCGGCACCGCCAAGACCGGCGAGACCGGCGCGACCTCGACCAGCTTCACCGCTGCCAACGAGGTTGACGTGGCGACCGGTGGTTCCAACTCGAAGCTGAACGTTGCCAAGATTAAGGCCGTCAAGGAACTGATGATGGCGAACTTCGTGGACTTCGACATGGAGCAGGCTTTCATCGGCATCACCGCCGCTGACCATGCCGCGCTGCTGAATGAAATCCAGGTGATTTCGTCCGACTTCAACGGCTCGGGTGCCGTGCTGAAGGAAGGCAAGATCGACTCGTTCCTGGGCTTCCAGTTCATCCACTGCGAGCTGATCGAGACTGCCCTGGCCGGCACCAACGAGGTGACTCTGCCGGTGTGGGTCAAGAGCGGCATGTATCTGGGCATGTGGAACGACATCCAGAATTCGGTGTCGATCCGCCATGACCTCCAGGGCGAGCCTTGGCAGCTCTACACCTTCATGACCGCTGGCGCGACCCGTCTCGAGGAAGACAAGGTCTATGCCATCGAATCCTACCGCGCTTAAGGAGTAGCTGAAAATGGCGACTGTCAATTCCACTTGGGTCACCAACGCCGTGGCGTCTCCTGTCGTGCTGACCAACAGCAACAAGAGCGCGGGCCGTGTGTTCACCGCCAAGTCGGTTGCTACCGTCTCGGCCACCCAGGCTTCGGGTGACATCATCCGCATGGTTCGCGTGCCGTCCAATGCTCGCATTGACGCGGTTCTGCTGACCACTGGCGATGCCACCACCGCTGGTGCCATCGACATCGGCGTTTACCAGACTGCCGGCAACGGTGGCGCGGTTGTCGATGCCGACCTGTTCGCCTCGGCCCTGGCTCTGACGGGTGGCCCGTTCACCCGCTCTGACCAGACCTGGGAAAGCGGCCAGTACACCTATGCTGAGTCGTGCCTCCCCCTGTGGGAAGTGCTGGGCCTGTCGGTTGACCCGAACCGCGATTACGACATCGCGGCGACCGTCACCACCACTGGCGACGGCATGGGCACCACGCTGGTCCTGGAAGTCCAGTACGCGATCTAATGGGGTGAGGGGGCTTCGGCCCCCTTCCTTCAACTCAGGAGGTCGGCATGGCTGACAAGTTCTATTCCGTTTCTCTGGGCGAGCAGATGGACCACCAGGTGACCGAGGGCGGGTCCACTTCTGGAGAGGCCATTGAACTGCGCGTGAGCGATTCGATTTACTCGAACAAGCTTGCGGTGTCGTTGGCTCTGGATACCATCGCGAATTACATCGCGACCAAGGAAACCACCCCCATCGCGTGAGGACTAGGCTATGGCTGATGCTGTTCGCGCTGTTACACGGGTTGATATCAAGGCTGCTGTTCCGGCTGCTTTGTTCACCTGGACTGGCCTTGATAGCGATGACTCGGGCATCCCGATTACCATCGTCGATTACACCGACCAGACCGTGGTTGTGCGCGGCACGTTCGGTGCGGGCGGTTCCGTGACCATGCAGGGGTCGATGGACGCCACCAACTGGTACACGCTGACCGATCCGCAGGGCAACGCCTTGACCAAGACGGCGGCTGGTATCGAGATGGTGGTTGAGGCCCCGCTGTATATCCGCCCGCTGGTGACGGCTGGCGATGGCACCACGAGCCTGACGGTCGAGCTTCTGTGCCGGAGGATTGCATAATGGCTGACATGACTCTGACCCAGGCTGCCGACGAAGTCCGCAAACTGCTGCGGGGCTTCAAGGCGGTTGACATGGTTTCCACGGCGCTCGATAGCGTTGGTTCCCTTCAGAACGCGGGCAAGGAGGCTGAGAAGGCTTTGGCCGATACCCGCGCCCTGATCGACGCTCACACGGCTGAATTGGCTGTCGTGAAGGCCGAGGTTGCCGACGCCAAGGATGAGGCCAAGAAGATCGTGGCCGATGCCAAGCGCAAGGCTGACGAGCGGCTGGCCAAGGCTGAGGCTGATATTGCGGCTCGCACTGCCGAAGTCAATGCTTTCGAGGCTGCTGCGGTTGTTCGTGTTCAGGCCCTGGAGGCCCAGGCTTCGGCGGCTCGTGATGCCGTGGTGGTGGCTCAGAAGGAGCTTGAGGATATCACCGGCAAGATTGCCAAGGCCAAGGCTGGCGTTGCCAAGATTCTCGGGCAGTAAGCCGTCATGGTGGACTATGTCCAACTCCATGATGACGGACCTGGAAAGCGTGTAGCCTGCACGCTGGATGGGGACGGCTCATATGTCCAGCATGTCAAGTCGTTCATCTCCGACGGTGCCGGCACGGCCAATACCAAGCAGCTTGGCACGCAGCTAACGACCGCTGACGTTGGGCTGGTGACGAACACCATCATTCACGGCCTGTGCTCGACTGGTCACACGAATGAATATGTTGACGTAAAGGCGACGCATAGCGGTGCGTTGCTGACCGATAGCACACTTTCCGGTGGGTGGAGCGAGAGTAAGCCGTATCAGGTTGCCGGTGACACCAGCGGGCGTTTTCGCGTTGCCCAGTTGACCACCCTGTTTGACGGCAAGATTTACAACGCCGAGAACACGTTCAAGTGGGACACCAAGGGGACGGGTACCGCCTCCTATAGCGCGAACACGATCAACCTGTCGGTGACTTCAAGCCAGTACGTAATCCGGCAGGCCCGCAGTTTCAGCCCGTATTTTTCTGGCAAGCCGCAAGTGATCGAGATAACGCATTCTGGTTTCGCCAACGAGTCCAATGTCGTCAAGCGATTCGGGTATTTCAGCAGCAATGCCGTTGCGCCATATGATTCGAGCAAGGATGGCTGGTGGATCGAGGCTGACGGTACGACCTATCGACTGATTTGCTCGAACCTCGGGACAGAGACGCACAACATCCCCTGGACATCATGGGATGCTTACAACGACATCGACGGGTATGACTGGTCAAAATTCACCGTCGTGATGGTGGATTTCCTGTGGCTTGGCGGCGCTGGGCTGCGGCTGTTCCTCGTGGTCGATGGCGTGTTCAAGCTCGTCCACACCATCGACAATCACGCAGGATACCAGTCCGGCATAATCTTCAACAATCCGAACCAGCCGGTACGGTACGAGATTCGCAGTTCCACGGGTGCCGGTTCTTTCCGGGCGATTTGTTCCCAGGTGGCGACGGAAGGAACGACGGGGACGAACGAGCAGGGTGAAGGTTTGGCGATCTACACGCCGAAAATCGCGTGCAACTCCATCGGAACCGTCTACGCGCTTTGCGGGGTGCGCAAGGTCGCAGCGTATCGAAATCACTTCGTTCCCCTAGCCGAGTTTGGCGGAGCGAACGTGCTGTCAACCGCTACGCCGGAAGCTGGGATTCTGATGCTATTGCTGAATCCTACGCTGTCCGCGCCTTTGTCGTGGGCCGCAAATTCGCGCATCGAGACGGCGATTGCTACGACGCAGACAATCACGAACGTCGGGCGCATTGTGAAGGCCGTACCTGTGAGCGGTGGAAGCGTGCAAACCAATGCACCGAACGCGGCGCTCCGCACGCTTGGCGTCGGGATCGACAACACCATGAGCGAATTGATCCTGGCCTATACGCCGCTGACCTCCAACCAGGATTTCAGCGGCGCAATGCAGATTTTGGAGTATTGACGATGTTGCTGGCGCTGTACCATCACATCATGTCTGGGCTGCACGGTGCGATAGCAAACGGTCGCAGGCGGCAACGCCGTCGTCGTCGCAGGTAGGAGAAGCTGCATGACTTCCGCTGTCGAAATTGTGAACGACGCGCTCCAGAAGATCGGAGAGGAAGCGATTACGTCGCTGTCGGATAACAGCGACCGGGCCCGCGCTGCTAACCGCATTTTCACGAAAGAGCTTCGGGCGGAATTGCGGGCGCACCCTTGGAACTGCGCGGTCAAGCGGGTGCAACTGGCGGCTCTCAGCACCGCGCCGCTGTTCGGGTTTGCCTATCAATACCAGCTGCCGTCCGATTGCGTGCGGATTCTCCCCGATGCCCTGGTGACGGACTGGCAAGTGGAAGGGCGCAAACTGCTGACCGATGACGGCGGGCCGTTGGATGTGCGGTATGTCTACGAGATTACCGACCCCAACGAGATGGACCCGCTGTTTGTGGATGCCCTGTCGTCTCGCCTGGCGCTTCGCCTGTGCGAACGGCTGACGCAATCGAACACCAAGCGCGAGCTTGCGGAGAAGGATTACCGGCGGGCGTTGCAGGAAGCACGCCGCGTCAATGCGTTCGAGAAAATTGCCCAGTCACCGCCTACTGACCCCTGGATCACCGCGAGGCTCTGATGGCGAGCGTAAACCCGATTTACGAGAGCTTCAACGGCGGTGAACTGAGCCCGATCCTTGAGGGCCGGATTGATTTTGCCAAGTACAAGAAGGGCTTGAAGTCGTGCGAGAACTTCATACCTCTGGTGCAAGGCCCGCTGACCCGCCGCCCCGGCACGAAGTTCACGGCTGAGGTCAAGGATAGCACCAAGAAGACGCTGCTGGTTGAGTTCGAGTTCTCGACGGTGCAGGCGTATGTCCTGGAGTTTGGCGACCAGTATGTTCGCTTCCATCGGAACCACGCCCAGATCACCCAGGCCGCCCAGAACATCACCGGCATTACCAAGGCCAATCCCGGCGTCGTGACCTATTCGGGGGCTGACACCTACGCCAACGGTGACCGGGTGTTGATTTCCGGTGTTGTCGGGATGACCGAGGTGAATAACCGAGAGTTCACGGTTGCCAATGTGAACGCGGGTGCGAACACGTTTGAGCTTTCGGGCGTGAACACATCGGCCTACACGACGTATTCATCGGGCGGTACGGTGGCGGAAATTTATGAGGTCGCCACGCCGTATCTTGAGGCGGACCTGTTTGAGATTCAGTTTGCTCAGAGCGCCGACGTGCTTTACATCGCGCACCCTGATTACGCGCCGCGCAAACTTTCCCGCACCGGGCACACGGCCTGGACGCTGACCACGATTGATTTCCTGGACGGCCCGTTTCTCCCGACCAACAACACCACCACCACCCTGACATTGAGCGGGACGACCGGAAGCGTGACCGTGACTGCGAGCGCAATTACCGGGATCAACAGAGATGCCGGGTTTGCGTCAACCGATGTTGGCAGGCTGATCCGGTGGAAAGACCCCGCCAACAATTGGACCTGGCTGACCATCACCGCGTTCACCAGCACCACAGTTGTTACGGCGACTGTGGAAGGGGCAAACGCTTCGGCCGGTACTGCCACCGCCAACTGGCGCTTGGGCGTGTGGAGCACCACCACGGGCTTTCCTGGGGCCGTCACATTCCACGGCGACCGCCTGTTCTGGGGCGGGCCGACGAACACGCCTCAGCGCATTGATGGTTCGAACGTCGGTGACTACGAGAACTTCAAGCCGTCGAATGCCGCTGGCACCGTGGCGGATGACAACGCCGTGGGCTTCACGCTCAACGCCAACGAGGTCAATGTGATCCGCTGGCTCATGTCCGACGAGAAGGGCTTGATTGCCGGGACGGTCGGCGGCGAATGGATCGTGCGGGCCTCGAACCAGAACGAGGCGCTGACCCCTTCCAACGTCCAGGCAACGCAGTCCACCAATTACGGTTGCGCGGCCCTTCCTCCGTTGCGGGCGGGCAAGGCGATCATCTTCGCCCAGCGCAATGGCAGGAAGCTTCGCGAGCTTGCCTATGTGTTCCAGGATGATGGTATGCGGGCCCCGGACATGACTGTGGCTGCGGAGCACATCACCCGTGGCGGCATCGTGGACATGACCTATCAGTCGCAGCCGCAAAGCATTATCTGGATGGCGCGGAACGACGGAACGTTGCTGGGGTTCACCTATGAGCGCGAGCAAGAGGTTCTGGCCTGGCATCGCCATATCCTTGGTGGCGCGTTCTCGACCGGCCAGGCTGTCGTGGAAAGCGTTGCATCTGTGCCGAATCCGACTGGTAGTGCCGATGAACTGTGGATGGTCGTCAAGCGCACGGTTGACGGCGTGACGCGGCGCTACATCGAATACATGGACGAATTGTGGGACGAAAGCCGCGCCAAGGAAGACGCCTTCTATGTGGATTGCGGGCTGACCTATGACGGGTCGGCGGCGACCACCATCACCGGCCTGTGGCATCTCAACGGCCAGACCGTGACCGTGCTTGCGGACGGCGCGGCGCACCCTGACCGGACGGTGGCTGCCGGGGCGATCACGCTGAACCGCTCGGCCTCGGTGGTGCAGATCGGGCTGGGCTACACCAGTTCGGGCTGGACTGAGCGCATTGAGGCCGGTGCTGCTGGAGGCACGGCTCAGGGCCGCATCAAGCGCATGAACAAGGTCAACGCCCGCTTCTGGCAAGCCCTCGGGTCGTGGGAGTTCGGCGTGAGCCCGACCGGCACGCTTGAGGGCGTGATCTTCCGCAATTACGGTGATGATGCCGGTGTCTCGCCGCCCCTGTTCGATGGCGATAAGCTTGTCTCGCTGCCGGGTGGATATGAGGAAGAAGGCAGGATATACTGGCAAATATCGCAGCCCTTTCCCGGAACACTGCTGTCGCTTATGCCTGAAGTGGAGACGCAAGGTTGAATATCGTTCCGTACAAGGCAGAGCATCTACTTTCGTTCCGGCTTCAACCGGCGCAATTGTACCTTGCCGCCTGGACCACGGAAGATCATGCCCATGCGGTTGAGGCGGGGATCAATGCCAATCAAGGATGGGGATTCACTGCAATCGCAGACGATGGGCGTGTCATGGGATGTGCTGGTGTGGCGCTGTACTGGCCTGGACGCGGCCATGCGTGGTCGTATCTGTCAGGCGAGATCGGCGCTTATTTCCCCCGCATTCACCGGGCAGTGAAACGGTTCCTGGATGGCTGTTTTGTCCATCGCATCGAGGCGACAGCGGATGCTGATTTCGAGGAAGGCCAGCGGTGGCTGAAGATGCTGGGGTTCAAGCAGGAAACGCCAGAGCCCATGCGGGGCTACCGCCCTGATGGCGGTGACTGCTACCTGTATGCGAGGGTGCGATAATGGGACCTCCAGCAATACTAGCGGCAATGGCGGTGGCGAGCGCGGCCATATCCGCCACCAGTGCCATCCAGCAAGGCAAAGCGGCTCAGGCGTCGGCCAAGTTCAACGCCGACATGATGAACCGCAATGCCACCATTGCCCGCCAGCAGGCGGCGGCTGAGGAACAGAAGCAACGTCGGCTCGGGTATATGCGCCAGGGCGCGGCGCGGGCGGCTTACGGCGCGTCTGGTGTCGCCATCGAGGGAAGCCCGCTGGATATCCTGGAGCAATCCGCCGCCCAGGAAGAACTGGATGCGCTGAATATCCGCTATCGCGGCGAGATCGGAGCGCAGTCTGCCGAAGGGCAGGCTGACTTGAGCCTCATGCGTGGCGAGTCGGCCATGTCTGCTGGCTACATGGGAGCAGGCTCGGCTATTCTCATGGGCGCGGCAAAGGCTGGATCGATTTACGCCGGGAGTTCTGCGGCAAAGGCTCCGAGCGGTGGCGGCTACTATCCGACCGATGCTGGCGGCAATCTGCAATTTGATCCGTAGGGGCTGACAATGGCGCGTATCCAGCAATACCAGTCCCAGATTTCCACGCAGACGGGTGCGCCTAGCCCCATGTCTTCCCCTGCCGATTTCGGCGCACAGCAGGAATACCTCTCCAAGTCTTTTGATAGGACGGGAGAGGCTATTGAACGCGCTGTCTCAACCATCGAGGCCAAGCGGGAGCGCGATGCCGATTTGTGGCGGGCTCAGGTTGTGGCCGAGGAATCGGTCACATTGACCAAGGCCATCCAGGAAAGCAAGATTTCGTCGGAGCCAGGAGCACCTGACCTTGCGGAGAAGTTCTCGCAAGAGACCAAGGCCCGCATGGATGAAATCCTGAAACTTGCTCCGACCGATGCCTCAAAGGCGAAAATTCAGGCGCAGTTGACCGGGCTCTATGGCGGCGTTGTTCAAGACGCGGTTGTGTTCCAGGCGAAGGCGTCTGCGGCGCAGAGCGTCGAGAAGGTCAAGGGCGTCCTCAATTCCTGGGAAAACAACGTCTATCTGAACCCCGGTGCTTACGGGAAGGCGCTTGAAGAAACCAACAGCCTGATTGATTCGCAGACTGTTGGCTATAAGGACCCTACCACGGGCTCGGTGCGGGCATATGGCCTGACCAAGCAAGCCGCCGATGAATTGAAGACGGCCCAGCAAGGGTCATTCGCCAGCAAGAGCTTCGAGGGTCGCGTTGACCGGGCGAAGACCATCGGGGAAGTCAACGGCATCCTCGGCGAAATCAAGGGCGAAGAGTGGCAGAAGATCATTCCGCCGCAGCAATACGAGCGGCTGATCACCAACGCCACCAAGGCCGGTGAGCAGATTGCCTATAAGAACGACATGCTCGCCCTGTCAGACTTCAATACCAGGATTGATGCGGCCTCGCGTGGCCTTCCTGTCGCAGCTCCGAATCTTTCGGCAGTCAGTGACCCGGTTGTGAGGGCACAGAAGGCTAAGGAATGGAACAGCGCGGTCAATTACGGGCGCACCGTCAAGGAAATCGAGACGGCTTCCCCCGCTCAACTTGACGCGCTCTATACCCGACTTAGTGCGCAGGCCAGGGGCGGAAGCCCTGAGTCGATGGTTGCCGCCGACCGGGCGCTTGATGTTGTCGAGCGCAAGCGCAGCGCAGTTGCCGCGTCGAATGTTGGCGTCGCTGTTGATGTGGCGGCAACGGGGAACAAAATAGACGAGGCAGCGGCCCGCGAGAACATTGCAAAGATGACCGATCCCATTGCCAGGGACCGGGCAGAGAAGGCCTTGGCGGGCGCGGTAAAGAGCGGTGAGTTTGTCCGCGATGCCAAGACCATGCCTGCGGATCAAGTTCCCGGAACGCTGTCCAATCTTGCAGCCCAGGCTTCGGAGACCTCCGACCCGGAAGCACAGAAGGCAGCGATTGAAAACCTCAATGTTTTCAACCGGGCTCTTGCGCAGCGCAACAAGGAAATCGAGAACGATTCCGCAGGGTATGTCATGCGGTCTGTCCCCCAGGTTGGACAGGCTTACAAGGCATATCGGGACGCGGAAGCCGGGGTGAAGCCCGGTGACGAAGCGTCAATGATGAAGGCCAATGTCGCCCGACAGGAATATATTACCGAGACGATTGCGGCGCAAACACGTCTTGGCGTCCCCATGGGCCAAGTCAATCTCCTGTCCAACGATGGACTTGCGCAAGTAAAGGCAACCATCGACAGCACTGATCGCACACCGGAAGGCGCGGAGAAGGCTTACCGTGCCCTTGTTGATACATACGGCGTCTATGGCAAGGACTATGGGAACATGGTCTATCGCCAGCTTGTCGATAACAAGATCATCACTGGTGTTGATGTGGTCGTCGCCCGGATGAGCGACCAAGACCAGCAATCAACCGGAATCGACCTAAAGAAAGCGGCTGCGATTGGTGAGAAAGAGTTGTTGAAGCTTACGCCTTCAGAAGAAAAAGTGAAGGCCGAGGTTGACCGCGAGGTAACGGCGGCAATGGCACCGCTGTTCAAGACGCTTTCCCGTAATGTCGGCGGCGTGAATGCTGCGACACAGACGGCAGATGCCGCCCGTTTGCTTGCTATTTATTCTGTCGCAACCAAGGGCATGACTGTCCAAGACGCGGTGAAGGCCGCGACCGGCAAGATTGCCATGGAGAAATACAACTTCGTTGGGTCGTACCGCGTGCCGGTGCGCGATCATGCCTCTGGTGCGGTGCTGAACCATTACGATATCAGCGCTGGCGCGTCTCAAATCCTGCGGAACGTGGAGAAGCTTGATGTTGCTCTGCCGCGCAGCCTGGCCGGGCTGAAGGGCGAGGGCCACCGCACAAATGCAATGGAGTCACTGCGTTCCTATGGGTCATGGGTGACGAGCCCGAATGAGGACGGGGTTGATCTGCGGTGGCAAAATGGCGAGGCTGTGACGAAGAACCCCGTGTCATGGGCGAAGCAGTATGAGGAATTCAAGGCAAAGCCCTGGGAGAAGACTGCGCTCAACGCTGAAGATGAAAAGAAGTTCCGTGGGTGGCTCGCCGCAACCCCTTGGTATTCCGAGGTGTCTGGAAAGATTGCCGCAGAAAACGGGATGGAGAAAAGCCAACTCGATCAGAACCGCGTGATCGACATGCTGACTGGCGATAAAACGGATTACGACTATCGCGGTGCCTGGAAGGCGAACGCCAGAACAAGTGCGAGCCAGCATGATTCCGGGTTGCAGCATTGGCCGTCCGCTGATGCCACGGGGCGGATGCTGAAATCGCCGCAACATGGTACTGCATGGAAAGAATTTTTCATGCGTCAGTACCAGCGCGATCCCGATGATCTCGGACTGAAAGATATGCAAGCGGCCCAAGCCTGGAGCCTGAAGCAGCAGCAGCCCCCCGTCCGCTTCACATGGAAGCAGTTGATGGACGCATCGGCATACCGGGCTGATGAGGTTGTCTCGCCTGTGGTTGGTGGCCCGTAATGCCCGCTCCGATTTACACAGGGGGCACGTTCACCCGGCAGGACATTGCCCTTGAGGAAATGACCGCGCCGCTCGGCCAAGCCGTAGGGGCAATGGCCGAGGAAAGCTGGCTCCGCAGTCCTCTCAGCAGTTTGATGAGCCCTGCGGAATTGTATCGCCAGCAATATGGCGATCAGCCTTCCGCCGATGAATTGCTGACCGGGCAGTTCAGCACGCTTGACGCGCCCAAGCCGCCAACCGCGTCAATCTCTGCCGAGGCCGCGCGAGAGAAAGCGAAGGGCGCGGGCGTCAAGCTTGACTTCCAGGATGGCGAATTCCCGGAAGGCTATGTTGACGAGTTGATCCGGCGCAAGACTGCCGAGGCCGCCCGCAAGGACGCGCTTGCGCGTGCCCCTGGAGGCTTCTGGGCTGGCGCGGCTGTCATGGGCACGGGTATCGGCGTTTCGCTGCTGGACCCCATCAATGTCGCCAGCGCATTCGTCCCTGTGGTGGGCGAGGCCCGGTTCGCGTCAATGGTGGGTGCGCTCGGGTTAACGGGTGCCAGACTCGCACGCGGTGCCGGCGAAGGCTTCGTTGGCGCTGCCATGGTGGAGCCGATTGTTCTTGGCGCTGCGGCTGCCGAGCAGGCTGATTACGGCATGGCCGATAGCATCCTCAACATGACCTTCGGAACGGTCGTCGGAGGCGGGTTGCATGTGGGTGCTGGTGCCATTGGCGACTGGCTGAAGAAGGGCGGAACGTCCATCCTTGATACGCCAGCCGCGCCTGGGATTATCCCTGACCGCCTCGCCAGCATGAGCCCGGAAGAACGTGGCGTGGTGTTCCGCACGGCTCTGGCGCAAGCCCTGGACGGGCGCGTGGTTGACGTTGACCCGCTCATTCGCCCGTCCACCAAGGTTGAGCCTGGATACGCGCCCCCGTCTACCGTATCTCGCGCCGTCACCAGCGGGCTTGAGACTGCGGACGCGCCCATCCGCATGGGTGTCAACCCGGTTGACGCTCCGCGTGCCGAGCGTATGCGCCAGATTGAGACTGCGGCGCGGCAGGAAAATCCCCAGGTATTCACCGAGATTGAGCGTGTCGCAGCCCAGCGCGATGCCGTGGCCGCTCGCCTTGACGAAGTGAAGGGGCGGGCGGCGGCGGAAGTCACGCCTGAGATTGCCCAAGCGTCCACCCAATTGCGCGAAATCGACGCAAGGCTTGCTGACCTTGAAGCCCAATTGTCCGCCGATGGCATCGACCCGCGCAAGGCCAAGAAACTCACCCGCCAACGTGAGGAAATCAATGCCGATCGTGAGGCGGCACAGACCAAACTCAATGAGGTGAAGGCCAAGGCAGGGGACACAACCCAGATTGCCGAGGCAGACAAGCGCATCCGCGAGCTTGACCGGGAAATCAACGATCCGGGCACGGGTTCGCGCAGGGCGCAGGAACTCGCAGCCAAGCGTGACAAGCTTATCGCGGAGCGTGACGCGGCCATTCGCGCAGTGTCTGGCGAAGCTGATCTTGCCGGGTTCGATGCAGCCCGCGCCATGGCAGGCAAGGATGCCGATGAACTGGCGGCGGAACTGAAGCGCCTAGACGCGGACCTCGCCCGCAAGAACAAGGATGCCGAGCGCGTGCGCCGCGACATTGAGCAGCGCATGGGCGGCTTCTACGACATTGAGCAGTTGAAGGCCATTGCCGAGCGGCAGTCCCGACCTGAGAGCGTGCGGTTTGTGGACCCGAAAATGGCAGAGGAAGTCACCGCCAACCTGACGGAACAACTCAAGAAGATGGGCGCTGACCCGGTTGAGAACGCCAAGATCGAGGCGGAACAGGCCGAGGAATTGCTGCGTGATCTTGAGAAGCGCATGGGGCTGGAGCCGGAAGCGCCTGTTGCTGGCGCTGTTGATCCTGTTGCCGAGGCCGAGACAATCACCCGCGCCGTGCAGGCTATGGCGACGTGCGGGCTTAGGAGATAGCCAATGGCGTTCGAAGATTGCATGGCCGAGGTGGAGCGGGCGGCGGGCCGGAAGCTTTCCGACACCGAGCGCGAGGCCATTGCCGAACAGGTTGATACCATCGTCAAGCGGGCGCGGCTGGATGACGTGGCGGACCTGACGGCGGCAGTCCAGAAGCGATTGGATGACTTCGCCAGAGATACCGTCATCGCTGCCCAGGTGGCGCGGAGGAACACGGCGCTCAACAAGCTTGCCACCACCAAAATCCTGGATTACGTCACGGCGACGTGGGGCGACAATTACGGCAAGGGCTTGAAGGCTTACCTGGGTGGCGTGGCTTCGGCCCGCCGTGGTGCCCGTGATTCCGTCGCGGCGGAACAGCAGTCAACCGTCACGAACTACGCGCAGTCATTTTTGGCGAAACTCCACATTGATGGCGTTCACAGTTTCTTCACGTCTGGCGTCCTGGACAAAGAAATCTGGCGGGCTGTCGAGCAGCTTGGCAAGGACACGCCCGATATGCGGGGCATCCCTGTCGAGGCGCAGAAGATCGCCAGAATTATCGAGGAGCACAGCGAACACGCACGGCTTGAGGCCAACCGCCATGGCGCGAACATCGGCAAGCTTCCCGGCTATGTGATGAAGCAAACCCATGACATGTACAAGATCAAGGCGGCGGGCAGTGACGAGTGGGTGAAGTTCGTCGGCGACAAGCTTGACCTTGACCGCACATTCCCTGACTTCTCGCCAGAGAAACGGCTTGAAGCGTTGCGGGGGATTTACACCGACTTCGCCTCTGGCACGCACATCAAGTTCGGCCCGCCTCCGACCGGAGGTTTCACCGGCTCCAACAATATCGGCAAGCGCCTTAGCCATGATCGCACGCTGCATTTCAAGGATGCCGATGCCGGTTTTGAATATAACCAGAAATTCGGCTCGGGCACGCTGGCCGAGGGCGTCACTTACGGGCTGGAGAAACTAGCGGCAGACACGGTGTTGATGCGGCGCATGGGGCCGAATGCTGAGGCTAATCTTGACGAGGTGATCCTAAAGATTTCGCAGCGTCTCAAGACTGCGAATGACGAGAAGGCGCAGGCGGCATTTAAGAGTGATTCCGCGTGGCTGAAGAATCGCCTGTGGCCGAATCTCAACGGCGAATCGCGCATTCCCCACAATGCCTTGGGCGCGAAGATTTCGTCCAACGTCCGCAAGGTCTTGCAGATGGCGAAGCTTGGCGGGGCGCTTCTGTCTGCGCCAACGGACATAGCCATGTACGCAGCCGAGGTGAGATACCAGGGCGGCAACATGTTGAGTGGCATGGCCGAGGCCATTGCCGGGCTTGCCCGTGGGAAATACACGCCGCTTGAGAAGGAAATCATTGCCGATCTTGGCGTAGCGATGGACTCCATGAAGGGAAGCATCATGGGCCGGTTCGATGCCGAGGACATGGTGCCCGGCGCGATCACCAAAATGCAGCAAGTCTTTTTCAAGTTGAACGGGTTGCAATGGTGGACGGATAGCTTGCGGACATCGTTCGCCATGGCCTCGTCCCACCGGCTTGCGCGTGCGGCTGGCGGCGCGTTCGACTCGCTTGATCCCGAACTGCAACGGGCCATGAGCCTGTATGGGATCGACAGCGGCAAGTGGGATGTTGTCCGCCAAGCCACCACCAAGGAAGCGGACGGGCGCACCTACCTGACCCCGGAAGGCGTGCGGGAGTTGGGCGACGATGTTTATGCCGCCTATCTCAAGGGGCAGGGCATCGAGCCCACACCGG